TGATGTCAAACTAGGCGCACTCACATGGGATTGGTTCGCTGATTATGTCAGAGATAACAATGGACTATACCCTGACCTATACGCTCGCTTGCCTAAGATTGCAAGCACAAGCGTTACCAACCGACAACTAATGGAAGCATAGAGAGGATACTATGTGCATACTCGTAGTGTGTGAGCCTAACTCCACACCTAGTAAGTCAGACTTGCATGCTGGTGCTTGCGCTAATCCGCATGGCTTCGGCTTTGCAATACACGCTGGTGATAAGATTATCTCCGAGCGTAGTATGTCTGCAAAGAAATCTATCAAGCGTTTCATGGAGCTGCGAGCGCAGTATCCTGACGGCTATGCCATGTGGCATGCACGATACGCCACACATGGTGTAAAGAACGAACAGAATTGTCACCCATTCCAAGTTGGTGATGATGAAGGCACATACCTAGCACACAATGGTGTGTTAGATGTTGCTATCCCACACGGCGACCGCCGTTCAGACACACGCGTGTTTGCAGAGGATACACTACCTAAACTAGGTGGCGTAGCTGCACTAGATGATGATACTATTTGGCTCATGATTTCTAAGTGGGCTAGTGGTAGCAAGATTGCAGTACTCACGACCAGTCCGACTGCCAAGTACCCTATGTACCTAGTCAATGAGAACTTAGGCACATGGGATAACGAAGGTATCTGGTGGTCTAATCAGAGTCACAAGCGTACTGTCTATACCAAGCCAGCACTTGTTACTACTACCTATGACGAAGTACCCGAACCTTATGACTCACTAGACGACCCACTCATAGAGTTGTGTCCGTATTGCTATGAAGTCACAGACTTAAATGAAAACCCGTACTACTGCACAACATGTACGCTATGCTATGATTGCGCAGATGCAATACATAGTTGTATGTGCTACACACCAAGCACTAGCAAGTGGACAACTCGTAAAGATTACGACTTGTTCTCATACTAACATTCTGTATGCAAAGTGTATACAGAGTCACACCAACAGAGAGGTAACACATGTCCACAACCACCAATCTCTTCAACTTAGTTGAGGAAATCCGTATCATCGCTGATGAACTAGAGGCTAACATTGAGTCCGCAGCTTCGTCAGACCATCTGCCTAAGGGCACTATCGTTAAAGCCAAAGAAGTGCAGAACCGCTTTAAGGCTAAGTCAATGTGGGTCTCACTAGGAGACGGCACATACAAGCACCTTACAGGTAAGAAGGGACTGACTGCTACTGACATGCGCCTCAACGGGTATGTTGATGTAATCTTTCAGCCCTAATTGCATGACCTGAGCATGTCAATAAACTGCTCACCTTAAACTTTACAGAAAGGAAACACTATGAGCGAGCAACTACCGATAGGGTATGTGACTATCACGGAGACAGACACAGACGGCAAGGTAATCTATGGTACATTTAGTACAGTAGATGAAGCTTTAGAGTTTGGTTCTAAGTTAATTAACTTCGAGTCTTATCCAATCTATGCACCAGCACTACACTAAGGAGAGAGCATGAGTTATGAACCACCACTCAATGACCCTGACTTCGAGGACGATGAAGTTATTGAGGAAGAGTTTGACGAGATGTTAGAGGAAGCACTAGAGAGATAGGAGATACAATGCAAGGTCTATGCACAGGTCATGAGAACCCTGACCTATGGTTTAGCGAGTCCATTGACAGTGACATTCAGAACAATCGTGTCAATGAAAACAGCCCAGAGTACAAGCAACGCATCGCTAATGTAAAGACCGCGCTTGCTATCTGTAATGCTTGCCCAAGCAAAGCCGAGTGCTTTGATGAAGGCATGAAGAGAGAGAACTTAGACAACGGAATTTGGGGTGGCTCACTACCTGGTGAGCGTGTCCTACTTGCAGCTGTCCCATTAACATGGAACAATCGCAGGTCTATGATTAACTTCGCACATAGAGTGAGGGCAACATCACCATGAAATCATTAACATTCTTACTGCTCGTAGTGGTAACTCTGCTACTTACCGACAACTCAAAGACACCCACGGACACAACAGACAAAGGCGTGCGAGTCTCTTGGAGTAAGGAAGATAGTAGGGCGTACGCTAGAGACAAACTCAACGAGTGGCGAGATACTCAGTGGTCTTGTCTCAACAGATTGTGGGGTAAGGAATCCGCATGGAATCCTGATGCCTTCAATCCTATCCGTGTAATGGGGAAGCACGCGGGTGGGATTCCACAACTGTTGGGACTTGACCCTGACACACCAGCACCACGACAGATAGAGCGTGGGCTTGATTACATTTACTACAGATACGGCACACCATGCGATGCATGGTCTCATTGGAAGAGGAATGGTAACTACTAATGGAAGAAGAAACAATTAACTGTTCTCGTTGCGAAGCTGCAACACCTGAGAGCGAGTTAATGGAACTGCTTTCATGGTGGGTATGCGGTATCTGCTATGACGATTTATAGGGAGGATAAATTATGACAGAGCACATAGATAATATTAGTCATGACTATTCAGAGTCAATGGACATACGCGGTGAACCAACTACAGTATGTCCTTGTGGCTCACAGTTATGGCTAGTCAAAGTAATGTTCGATGAAGAGGGGGATATAAGTATGTGGTTTACAGAGACAATGGAATGTGTAGTATGTGGCACTCTAGCCACAGCCCCATACCCTAGTGAGGTGACAGATGGCTGAGTTCTTGCACCAAGTAATAAAGAAACGTGAGCGTGAGATGGAAATGCGTGGGTTGCTAGACTTTGACTCACCAATATTTACACGTTCACGGGAGCATGCATTCTCTGTAACAACACGACCTTTGCCACCTGTTGAAGAGATGGGATACAGGGCTCACACTAACAATGGGGTAACAGAACACTCTATTATTTTTCCTAATGTGGGTGGCTGGATTCAGTCAGCAGTAATCATTATGACACCAGCGATTGTGACTCCACAGTCACTTAGATTGCTTACGATAATTGGATGGGATTTATTAGCAGGTCATCCATGTAGACCTAACTATAGTTGGGACAACAATACTTATACATGCAGAACATGTAGTGGTAGATACACAACAGATGGGAGCGAGTGGCAACGTGGCTAGTTACGAATACAAATGTGAGATTGACTCAAGCACTATCACAATCAGTAGAGGTATGACAGAAGAAGAAATTATACCTTACTGCGACAGTTGCAATGAGCCAATGGTAAGGGTGTACAGTGCACCACCTGTCAAGTTCAATGGCAGTGGATTCTATTCAACGGGAGGATAAATGGCAAGCGAATATATAACTAAGGCACATTACCCTGATGGTGGGTGCCAATGCGAGGGCGGTGGTTGTTCAGCCTGTGACTTACAGTCTGATGAACTACAGTTTGCTAGCATGAAAGAGATTGAAGAGTTCTATAATATAAATGGGGAAGCATTACATGTAGACCCAGCGGAGCTGGACTTAGAAGGTATGTTACAAGAGATGATTGATTCAGAGGTTGATTTCGATAAAGAGTTTGACCCTGATGCAGAGTAGAGAGCGCGGTATCAGTACATTACGCGCCCTCTTACTCATATCATTAACGTTTTTTACTGTTCTGACTCTTGCGGTGTACCTAATTCTTGGTATAACATCTCTTCTGATGTTTCTGTTTCCGTGGTCTCCGTAATGTCAGTATCGTAGTACGGCTTAAAGCCACCCAACTTATTGACCAGTCGCTTGATGGCTCTGTTACCTCTCATGCGTGCTGCGTCATCACTACCTAGTGATAAGTAATTGCTTATCTCTTTGTAGTCCATAGACTCTGCATATCGGAAGAAGAGTATCTTTCTATCCTCCTTACTTAACTTCCAATATGCGGAGTCTATCTCCATCATCATGACAGATAAGTTTCCACCTTCGGAAGGGGCGCTTGGTCGCCCTGGTCTACCCAAGTTTAACTTATGAGTAACACCATATTCATTACGCAACACAGCAGGGAGCAGTGCTTCTACAACATCTGACTCATAGTAATATAAATCTGACACGTCGTATCCGACACTTTTCGCCTTCCACTTCTGGCAATAATCCAACGCATGATTACGCAAGCTCCGATAGATTAGGTTCTTTGCATCCTTGTCACCTATCTTCTCCCACTCAGTCACCTTGTTAGGGTGCTTAGCAAACCATTCGTATAGACTCTGCTTGATATCTTCAAGTTCAACCATGTCAAACTTACGATTGTACTCAGAGGCTACCGATACGATTACGTATTCCCAAGGTTCAATTTGTTGCCAGTTCATCTGCCTTTGCCTTCTTGTAGAGTCGGGTTGCTGACATTAAATCATCTACTGTAATCAAGAAACCTTTAGAAAGATTAGGTGGTATGTTGCACGTAATTTCTCTACCAAATTCTTTTACTGCATATCTTAGTGCATCAGTTGGTACAATCAATGTACTCTCTTCGAGCACGAATGCCCAGTATGCAGCTTCGGTTACACCTAGACCTGACGGTGCCCAGTCCTCAATCTTCTTGAAGAAACACTCAGTCTCAATATATAAGTTGTTAGTCTTAGCCCACTTGCGGTCACGCTTTACTTCAACAGTACGTCCACCAGTAAGCAACTCATCTACTAGTTGTTCGCCCTTGCGTCCGTATCCAAAATCCAAATCAAACGATGACTTGTTTGTCATTAGTTAACTCCTTCATCAGTTGTTTCCCAATGTACTCTGTGTACGCTGGCGGTATTGCTTCGACCAGTTCTCCCCAAATCATCCAGTCAATCCCCATTGCATCGCGTGCTTCTTCAATAGTCTTAGCAGTTGTACCACCATAGACATACTTGCCTGTTGCTTTGTCCAACCCTTGTGGGTTATCATTCATCGCACCATACACACCAACGGGCTTGCCTTGTTCTTTGTGCTTACACTTCGTGCCTTCGAGTTTAATATTACTCTCAAACAATCTATGCCTACGTACCTTCAAGCCAAAGGCTGAACCACATATCTGAATTGGGTTGATAAGTGGTGCACCCTTGACGTTCTCAATCACATACGGCTTACCTGATTCAATCAACAGTTCTCGTACTGGTTCAAGTAAATCTAACTTAGATGTTGTCCCACCCTGTGCTTCACGCAGGTGTTTGGTTATGCTATGAGTCTGACATGGAGGTGATGCATGGATAGCATCATACTCTTGCAGCTCAGCAACAGTAACTGTATCGAAGTCTCTGCGTAGGTAAGTAAATGGATACCGCTTACCATGCTTGACATCAAGACCAGTTACCTCAAAGCCTGCTAGGGCGTAGCCCTTAGAGGCTCCACCTGCACAACAGAATAGGTCAAGTAGTTTCATTTATCCCATTGTTCCCGTAACACTAGCAATCCAATGATTGCATAGTTAGCCATATCTTTGAATGAATCTTCCAATGATTCATGCTGAGGGTCAGCACCACTATCGACTAGGTTACTGATGCGTGCCAACTTGTCATGCATCCGTACACGCAAGCCGTTGATAGGCCCACCAGGGGCTTGCGAAATATTCTTAGGGCCGTAGTCCCTATGCTTACTCAGCAACAAATCAGACAACTCCTTGATTGTGTTGCTAAGGTGCACCTCTAGGTGGAGCTCGCGTGCAATAGCGGGATTGTTAATGTTACTTTCAGCCGTGCGCCGTCCTTCAACACCGACTCTACTGGTAATCCTAACTCCGTTAGATACTGGATAATCTGCCATACTTCTTCACTCTCCATCTTCGAGTAGCTGTTTAAGTTCATCATCAATTCCCACCATGCTAGAGCCAACAATCATATCTTCAATAACTTCAAGTACCGTATCTGGGTCTGTCTCTGCTGAGAACAAAGTCATATACGTATCTTGCGTTATCTTCCGTATCTGTTCAGGGTCATTTGCATAGCGGTACATACAACGTAACAACGAACCAATCATAAGGCGATAGCCATTAGGCAATACCAATGCTGGGTCGAACTCTTCATCATCTTCAAGTAGATGGTCTGTTGCTTCGAACACATTATCAAAGTGCTGTCCACATTCTGGACAAGGATTAATCTTATTCTTCATTAGTTAATCCCATCTTCTCTTTAATAAATCCTGCACCGTACTTGGTGTATGCTGAATTAACATCTTCCCCGTCACCGAATCCCACAATGGTGACTGGCAACTCTCGAGCCAAACTGTTTGCGAACTCCCTGCCTGGCCCATCACCATCTGCGAATACAAAGATTCGTTCGAAGTCAGCAAGCAATCGTGTGTAGT